CACGCTTATATCATTGCATTACTTATTAGCGAAAGATGAAAAGTAAAGAAGCAGAGTATTACGCAACGATAGTTAAAGAGGCTATCAAGGAAGTAAAGAAACGAAAAGTAAAGAAAAAGAAATGAATTACTATTTAATATCATTCGATTACATAGGCGACAAAAGAATGTTTATTGATAAGCTGGTGAAGGCTCAAAACCTTAACGAAGCAATTGATAAGATAAAAAGCAAATACCCGTTGGCAACTGAATTTACAAATGATACAATAACAGAATGGTAGAATTAACAATAATAAAGTGCATAGTATGCGAGTCTGTTATAGACCACGCTGAGGTGTTTTGTTATAAGTGTGGGGTTGCATTGAAGCAGCCTATTTAATTAAAAGAAAACAAATGGAAGCAAAAAAAGTTAAAATAAGCGAGATTAAACCTAACCCGAATAACCCACGATTAATCAAAGATGATAAATTTGCCAAGCTGGTGAAGTCAGTTAAAGAGTTTCCTGAGATGCTGACCATTCGCCCGATAGTGGTTAATAGCGATATGATTATATTGGGAGGAAATATGCGATTTAAAGCGTGCAAGGAAGCTGGATTAAAAGAGATACCTGTTATCATTGCCGAAGGATTAACAGAGCAGCAGCAAAAGGAATTTCTGATTAAAGATAATGTTGCTGGTGGTGAATGGGATTGGGATATGTTGGCGAATGAGTGGGATGTTGAGCAAATAACTGAATGGGGTTTAGATATTCCTAACTTTGAAGTTGACCAAGTACTTGAGGCGGAAGAAGATGATTTTGATGCAACACTACCCGAAGAACCTAAAACGGTGTTAGGTGATTTGTATGAGATAGGCGACCATAGATTGTTATGTGGGGATAGCACTTGTAGCGATACAGCTGCAAAGCTAATGAACGGACAAAAAGCTGATATGGTATTTACAGACCCGCCGTATAATTTACAAGAAAGAGGTCAAACAAAGCGTACTAATAAAACAGAAAGCAAAAGGCAAGATTTCGGGGATTGGGATATTAAGTTTAACCCTTTGGATGTTTTGCCAAATATTTATTTATTTACGGCGGACAATGCAAATATTTATATCTGCACATCAAGTTATTTATTTGGCGAAATACACAACGAGTTAGAAAAAATGGATTTAAAACCAAATTATGTTGTATGGTGTAAAAACAACCCAATGCCTTCCCTTTCTAAAAATAGGTTTGTTCAAGCCACGGAATTAATAATACACGGAATTAAAGGTAAACCAACATTTAAGTACCCAAAAGGCGAGAACTTGCCTAATTATTTTAATGGGAATGTTGAGCCGCACGAATTTGGACATCCTACGCAAAAGCCAATTTATGTTGTAGAACATTTTATCAATAAAGAAAATGGAAGTATTTTAGATTTGTTTTTGGGAAGCGGAAGTACAATGGTAGCATCACACCAACTCAAACGCAAATGCTACGGAATGGAATTAGACCCGAAGTATTGCGATGTAATAGTAAAGCGAATGATTAAATTAGATGATACTTTAACCGTTAAAAGAAACGGAGTTGATGTAACTAATGAATGGAAATAATGGCATACGATAGAGTAAAGATATAGATTATTTTTTATATATTTGTATTATGGTAGGTATATATAAAATAACAAATCCAAGCGGTAAAATTTACATAGGACAAAGCGTAAATATTGATAATAGAATTTCAAGTTATAAAAATTTGAAATGCAAAAATCAAACTAAATTATATCGCTCTTTATTAAAATACACTTTTGAAAATCATATTTTTGAAATATTAGAAGAATGTAATATTGAAATGCTAAATGAACGTGAAAGATTTTATCAAGACTTTTATAATGCAACTTCAAGAAACAATCTAAATTGCAAACTAACTAAAACAAATGATAAAAACGGTTCTTTGTCTATTGAAACAAAATTAAAAATTGGGATAGGAAACAAAGGAAAAAAAGTATCTTTAGGGAGCAGAAAAAAAATGTCTATTGCTAAATTACAAATGACTGAAGAAACTAAATCTAAATTAAGATTAAAAAAAGTAAGTGAAGAACATAAACAAAAATTAAGTTTACTAAACAAAGGAAAAAAAATTAAAGAAGAAACAAGATTGAATTTACTTATAAATAACGGAAAATCAAAAAAAGTAATTTGTTCTAAAACTTTAAAAATATATAATTCAGCTAATCAATGTGCAATAGAAAACAACATAAAACATAAAACTTTATGTAATCAATTATCAGGCATTAGCAAAAATAAAACAACTTTTAAATATGTATAATAGAGTAAAAATATACGAACAAGCAAAAGAAATGATAGTTAAACATAAACTATTCTTTATTGACGATATATGCGCTTTTTTGCCTATTTCAAGAACTACTTTTTATGATTGGGGATTTGACAAATCGGACGAACTAAAAGAATTGCTTGAAACAAATAGGGTTTCATTAAAAGTGTCTATGCGTTCTAAATGGTACACCAGCAACGCTCCAGCTTTACAGATGGCATTGATGAAGTTGATAGCCTCTCCCGATGAATTAAAAAGGCTTGCAATGACATATCAAGACGTAACATCAGACGGTAAGCCATTAAGCGACAAACCTATAATAATAGATTGGAATGGCGCAAAAGATAATAATACCGTTTAGTAAGCAGATTGAGGCTAAACGAATAGCTGACACAAAAACCTTTACACTTTACGGGGGCGCTATTCGAGGTGGAAAATCTTATTGGCTGCTGCTTTGCTTACTTTCTAATTGTTTCAAGTACGACAAAAGTAGATGGTTAGTGGTGCGTGAATCATTGCCAACATTACGTAGAACTATCTTAATAACATTCCAAAGGCTATTAGATGAAGGATTTAGTCAATACGTTAAGGAGTTTAACCAGCAGACGATGACCGTTACCTTCACCAATGGCTCACAAATTATTTTCTTAGCTGAGTCATTCGATACCGACAAGGAGTTGAATAGGTTCAAAGGGTTAGAGATTAACGGTGCTGGCTTAGATGAAATAAACGAACTACAAGAGGCAACATTTAACAAGGTGATTGAGAGAAGCGGAAGTTGGACTGGTTCACCTAACTGCCCTATTCAAATCTTAGCAACGTGTAACCCATCGGGCGGATGGGTAAAGTCAAGGATATACGATAAGTGGAAGGATAACGCGCTGCCGCCAACGTGGGCATACATACCAGCTAAGATTAGCGACAATCCACACATTCCAAAAGATTACGTTGAATCGTTAAAGGCTAATATGCCACCGCATGAGTACGATGTATTTGTGAACGGTAATTGGGAGGTGGATCTAAACGGCTCATTATTTAAACGCTCAGACTTTAATTACTTTGATAAGATGCCCGAAGGTTTGCCCGATAGCGTGCTTGGTTATGTGGATATTGCAGACGAAGGTAGCGATTATCTATGCGCTGTATTTGCTAAAATTTACGGCAATCAAATCTATATTACCGATGCTATCTTCACTCAGGACACAATAGACATAACTTGTCCAATGGTGGCGGCTAAGATTAAGGAGTTGAATGTGGACTACACAAGAGTAGAGGGTAACAATCAAGGGGGCGGCTTCATTCGATTACTTCGCCAAACGGTGCAAGAGGATAAGGTATTGATGGTGAAGAACACCCAAAACAAGCACACGCGCATTTTAATGAGTTACCACACGATTAAGAATAGATTTATGTACGTTCACCCCGACAAGCAAACAGATGAATACAGAGCAATGATGCAACAGATATACGAGTATAAGAAGGACGGCAAGAGTAAGCACGATGATGCGCCCGATTCAATGGCTGGTCTTGGTAGGTTCATTGAGGTTATGCTGCCGCACATATTAGAATAAAATTTGGCAATTAATTTAATGGTTAATTTTAAAAAAAATTATCTATGAGTTACGTCTCAAACATTGTCGCAAAGATATTTGGCTTTAGTTCTATTAACGGTATGTACACCCAGTCGATATACGACCGTAAGAATCCCATTTTAATCGATACTCAAAACAAGCTGGAGATATACAAAACCATTCCACACTTTCAATCTGTAATCAATGTTTTAGCTGATATGTTTAAGAACATGGAGTTAAAATTATACGATAAAAAGACGGGCGAAGAAATCGAGAATCACCCAGTGTTGGACTTACTAAAGAAGCCTAACCCTTTGCGTTCATTCGAGGAGTTTCTATATGAATACTACGTTTTCAAATCGGTATTTGGCAACGCTTTTATATATCAAATCAAAGGACTTCCGAGCGCATTACCTTCGATTATGTGGAACTTACTACCAAGCGATGTTGAGGTCGTGCCTACGGGTAAGCTATACAGCCAATCGACTATTGATGGCATTATTAAGTCGTACAAGGTATATGACCAATCTACTTATATTAACGTTTCGCCAAGCGATATGATATATAAGAATGAAGGAGTGGGTGGCAACATGATTACTTCAATTAGTAAAGTAGATGCTTTACAACTTCCTTTATCAAATATAATAGGCGCATTAAAAAGCGAGAATGTATTGATAGTTGAACGTGGTGCTGAGGGTATATTAAGCAATGAAAGCCAAGCCGATGGCGGTGCGATACCTTTAGGCAAAGAGGAACGCGATAGAATAGAACGTGAGATGCAAAGAAGCTACGGCATATTTGACGGGCAGAAGCGTAAGATAATTACCAATAGTTCTTTGAAGTGGCAGCCTATGAGTTTTCCGATGAAGGACTTAATGCTATTGGAGTGTATCGAATCTGACTTTCAAAGCATTTGCGCAGCGTACGGTGCTGATAGGGACTTGTTTCCAAGCACTAAGGGGGCGACGTTCGAGAATAAGAACAACGGACTAAAGGCAACTTATCAAAACACTATACAGCCTCAGGCAGATGACTTTATAAACACTTTAAACAACGCTTTAGGATTGTTCAAAGAAGGTCTTTACTTAGAGGCTTCTTATGACCATGTGCCAGTGTTACAAGAGGATAAACAAATGGAAGAGCAAGCGGATAAAACAGAAGCAGAAACAAACAGCATTAACATTAATACAATCATTCTATTAAATGGTGCAGTAGGTAGAGGAGAGATAAGTCGCGATGTGGCAATAAACATTTTAAGCGGTGTTATGGAGTGCGATGTGGAAGATGCAAAAAAGTATATCAATTAAAATAAAAATTTGGCAATTAATAAAGTACTTATTTTTGAAAAGAAATGGAAGAAGCGAAAAAACATATAGTAAGTGAAGCCGATAAGAAGTCGGCTCATTACTCAGTTAAAAGTGCTGATGCTAATATTTTAGATGTTAGTACATCGTCCCGTATCGTTACGGGCTTTTTCAATTCTTACAACTTCTTTGATAGCGATAAAGATGTCCTAATCATGGGCGCTGCTAAGAAGTCAATCGAAGAACGCGGTGTGAATAGTACAGCAGTTGCTAAGATTAAACACGCATTGAATCACGACTTAACGACATTAGTAGGTAAGTTGCAAGTGCTTGAAGAAACCACAAAGAATGGAATTACTGGTATTTATTTTGAATCCAAGATTGCCAATACAACACTTGGGAATGATACTCTCATCAATTATAAGGAAGGTATATACGACAATCATTCGATAGGCTTTAAGTACAATCAACTTTCATTAATAGAATCGGAAAAAAACCCAGTTGCGTGGAATGAAGTAGTGAGCAAATTAGTCAATCCTGAGGAAGCTGAGAAGTACGGTTATCTTTATTTAGTTAAGGAAATTAACCTATTTGAAGGCTCGACCGTTGCCTTTGGTGCAAATTCTCTTACACCTTTCTTAGGTGTTAAAAGTGGCAGTAAGGAATCAATGACATTAGCATTAGTAAGTAAACTTAACCAGCTTGAATATACCGTTAAAAACGGCATGCAAAGCGATGAAATGCTTAGCACGTTTGAACTTCAAATTAAACAATTCAAGCAAATATTAAAAGAGATTGAAGTAGCTGAAACCTTTGATAAGCCCACACTTGCAAAAGTGCCGAGCGAAGCAAAATCAAGCGAACCGATAAAGCCAAAATTCGACGTAAATCAAATCATTAAAAATCTAAATTTCTAAAAAA